GGCGCGTTGGCAAATCGCTTGCTCGCCTGGATTCGCCGCACCTGACCTGAAAGTTCCGTATCTTCGTTCGGGTCGACATTCATGGTAGACCCCCCTCTTTTCATTATCTGACAGATTGCTGCGGAGGGAATCCCCCAATCTCACCGTCGCCTGACAGTAAGACCCTTGTGGCGCCACGAGGTCAGGATCTAAACTCGCCTGGTGAATGGCGGATCCAGGCCGATGTGGAGCCCAGGGGCATTCCGGGCGCTGCCGATGGGAACTGCTGTGTCGAGGGAAAACACTGGGTTAAGGCTGCGCGGCATCGCGCGGGCCGTCATGGAGTTGCGCCGCCGCAAGGGGTGGGACAAGACGCAGTTTGCGCGCCAGTTTCACGGGTACGGCAGTGTGGGCCGACCGCCTACGCGGGTAACCATCTCGCGGTGGGAAACGGGGTCGCACCAGCCGTCGATTTCACATCGCACCAGACTTGGGAAGATCGCTATTGCCCAGAAACTGCATTCCCTGCATGAGGTCTTTAATGCCCAGCCGGATGGCACGGGCGCGTCCGCTGATACCGGGGAAGAGGGTGAGGCCCATCGATGAGCGCGCATTCCGCGTTGGCGAGGAGAGACATGTTCTGCCGGGTCGAGCAATTGGTCGACAGCGACCGGAGTTTCCAGGGGGTTGTAAGGTCGGCAGAGTTGGCGTACTTGGGCCGGGCCAAAAAAGAGAACTGGCTGGCATTGAGTCCGGTTAGTGATCCAGAGGCCGTTCCTCCCCAGTGGGAAGCTGGCTTGCCCATTTGGAAGCTGCCTTTCCTCTCTACATGTCCTGCTGTGCGCGCCTCGCCCGTCATCCGGCTGAACTGGACACGTATATTGGCGCCTGTGTGAGCGAACTGGCTGACAAAGTCTTCGAATACAAGGTGCTGTTCCACAGCAGAGGTCCGCTCTGGACCTCGGACAAAGCCAAGCGGCGGTTCGCGCAACTCGCTCGGAATAGACTGGCAACGATGATCGTGGAGTTTCGGACCGACGCATGGACGGACGCCTCGCGTTCGGCGCCGCCCTGCGGGGTCGCTCAAGGCGAGGGGGCGACAACAATCGGTTCCTCCCGCGGTGGCGTTACCGACAGAAATCCGATCCCAATCGAGGATTCGGTCCGGGGAAATGATGCAGTGCGGCCGACAGGTGGGCGGACGGGCGATGCGGTGCCGGCGACCATAACGCCGGTGGAACGCCGATGTGACAACGTCAATCGCTACAAGCGCGAGTCTAGCCGGACGGTCGCGCAAATCTGTAAGAGTGCTCGAGTGGATCGATCTGATCTGTACAAATGGATGAAGGGCAAACTGCCTGACACGTCCGCCAAATCGATTCGGATCGAACAGGCCCTACGCTCCGCTGCGACCATCCGATCTGGTCTATGACCCTTCGTGGGTGAGGCCCCGCCCTGGTGTAGGCGAAAATCGCCCACATCGCCCACCTTGACTCGCCCACGCGGTTGCGTTGGACCATCGCCTTGTACCAAACACGCACAAAGCGGTAGGGACAGGCGAAATGAGCGACAAACCCCTAGAAACACTACTCGAAGAGAAGGAACTGGCCGAAAGACTCCAGGTCTCTCTCGGCACGCTCCGAACCTGGCGGACTGAAGGCAAAGGGCCTCGGTTCCATCGGATTGGGCAGATGATCCGGTACGCCCCCTCCGACGTAAAGGACTGGCTCGTGAGCCATCAGGGCGGCGGTGACGCCATGGAGGTGGCGCGATGACGCCGCCGGTCAAAACCCAGGATATGCTGCCGTCCGAGGCGACCTTCCTGGCCGCGATGCAGCGACTTGGCTTCGGCCGATTTGAGTACCTGCAGATCCGCGGCGGCGAACTGGTGCTCGATCCCTGGCCCGCCACTGTGCGCGACGTCAAGTTCGCGACACCGCCGAACACGGGCAAGTCCGCCGAATCCAATTCTGAGCTTCGGCCGCAGGTCGCCGAGTTCTTCGCCTACGTGCGGGACGTCGACGCCGGCGAGATCCGCGAGCTCGAGGTGCGGCACGGGTTGCCCTTTTCCATGGAGATCGAACTCCAGGGAGGCCGCCGTGGTTGATCTCACGCTTGACCAGGCACTCCCTGTTGTCCAGGATCTCGCCGGGCGAAAGGCGAATGCTTTTGTTCGTCGCTGCGGTCTGGGCGTCGACGAGCGGGAGGATGTCGAGAGCCAGCTCGTCCTGACATTCCTCGCGCGCTGGCCGAAGTTCGACAGCGAGAGGGCGTCCGTCCAGACATTCGCCTCTCGCGTGATGGATAAGGAACTGACGTCCATCCTGCGGTACCGCCTGGCCGAGGGCCGCCGGCCACAGGAGTTCCCGCCGCGAGGCTCAGTTCCAAGCCCTGCCTCACTTCGCCAGTTTCAGATCGACCTGGAGCGCGCAGTGGCTCCATTGCCCCACACCGTGCAAGAAACCGCGCTGGCGCTGTTTTGGTACACCACGGTCGAAACCGCCGAGGCGTTGGGCTGTTCCCGCCAGATGATCAGCCGCCGAAAGCAGCAGATCCGCGAGGCGTTTCTTTCCGTTGGCATCGGACCGAACTACTTCATCGCGGGAGGCTCCAGATGAGCATCAGTCCCATGACCTCCACCTACAGCATGTGGGCGCTCTTTCGGAATTGCCGGAAGGCTTGCGAATACCGCTATGTTGTCGGCCTCACGCCGCGCGACAAGGACCCGAATCTGACGTTCGGATCACTCATTCACGAGTGTTTGCAAACCTGGCACGGGGCTCGCGATCTCGCGGCAGTTCTCGACTTCATCGACCGGGCCTGTGCCAACCGGGTCTCCGACGAGGGCGTCCGGAAGGACTGGCATCTCGCGCGGGCAATGATGACGGGTTACGCCACGCGCTATCTGCAAGAAGAGTTCGAGATCGTCGCCCTGGAAAAGACGTTCGAAGGCGCGATCATCAATCCCGCCACGGGCGCCTCTTCCCGCAGCTTCGTGCTCGCCGGCAAGGTCGACGGGATCGTGCGTATCGGCGACGACCACTACCTCCTCGAACACAAGACCGCCGCAGCGATTGACGCCGACTACCTGGAGCGCCTCTGGACCGACTTCCAGATCGCCATCTATTCGCAGTATATCGAGCAGTCCTTGGGAATCCCGATCACCGGCGTCATTTACAACGTCCTGGCGAAGGCGCGGCTTCAGCAAGGCAAGGGCGAAACCGAGGAGGAATATCAGTGCCGGCGCGCAGAGCTGCTCGCGAAGTCAAAGACCGGCAAGACCACGGCCAAGCGCAAGCTGGCGGAATCGGATGAAGAGTTTCAGACGCGTCTCGTCGCGAAGTACACCGAGCCGGAGATGTTCCACCGGGAGATGCTCTACCTCTCGCGGGATCGGTTCGATATCCTCCGCGCCGAACTCTGGGAACTGACGCAAGCGTTTCTGGACGCACGCCGCCGCGGAGTCTTTTACCAGAACACGGCGTTCTGCTTCAACTACCACCGGCCCTGCGCCTATTTTCCGGTCTGCCGCTCCAACGGCAATCCGAACGTAATCGAGAACTTCTATACCATTGCCGCGCCGCACGAGGAACTGCGGGCACCGGCTAGCGAACCCGCTTTCTGAAAGGACCAACGATGCCTCTTCTACCAACGACAAAGACTCCCTCAAAAAACAGCCTGGCCGATCTGACCGTCATGGTCTACGGCCAGACCAAAATTGGCAAGACCACGCTGTGCTCTCAGGCCGAGGGCGCACTGTTCCTCGCCACCGAACCGGGCTTGAACGCCCTGGATGTGTTCCAGGCTCCAATCCTCAACTGGGAGGACCTGCTGACCGCCTGCGCCGAGATCAGCGAAGGGAAGCATCCCTTCAAAACGGTGATCATCGACACGATCGACAACGCCTACAAGTTCTGCACCGACTACGTGCTGAAGAAATTCAAGATCGAGCATGAGTCCGACCTCGGTTATGGCAAGGGCTACGCGCTCATCAACAACGAGTTTCAGCGGGTGTTGACGAAGCTGGCATTCCTGCCTTGCGGGTTATTCCTCATCTCCCACGCAAAAGAAATGGAGATGGACTCGCGCACCGGCAAATACACGCGCGTCGTTCCGACCCTACCGGACAAGGCCCGCAAGATCGTCCTGGGCATGGCCGACATGGTGCTGTTCTGCGACCTGGAGGTCCAGACTGGCGGCGACGGCGAGCCCAGTGTCCGCCGTGTGATCCGCACGAAGCCAAGTCTCTACTACGAGGCCGGCGACCGCACGGGTCGGCTGCCCGAGACCCTCGACCTCGATTTTTCCAGTTTCCTCGAAGCCTTCAACGCGGCAACCGCCGCGAAATCCGCCGCCAAACCGGTTTCCGCGGGTAAGCCCGCGCCAGCGGCGGCCAGCAAGTAGTCATTCCAAATAAGGAGAACACGATATGGGTAAATCAATCGATTTGGCGCAGTTTGACGATGATTTCCAGAGCGAAGCACCCGCAGAGCGCGGCGACTTCGAGACCGTTCCCGACGGCAAGTATCAGGTAGCCGTCGAGAAGGTGGAGTTGACCCAGTCCTCGACCGGCAACCCGATGTTGAAGTGGACGCTGCGCATCCTGGCGCCCCGGTTCGCAAACCGATTCCTGTGGCGCAACAGCGTCTTTACCGCGAACACGCTGAAGTACGTCAAGACGGACCTGCACCTCTGTGGGCTCGACCTCGAAAAGCTGTCGGAGCTTCCGAAGCATCTCGCCAAGCTGCTCGAAGTGAAACTCGAAGTCACCAAAAAAACGAAGGGCGACAACGAAAACATCTACTTCAACCGCCGCATCGAGACCGCCGCCGGTGCGAATCGTTATCAGCGGGAGGCGGGGGATGCCCTCGTTCCGTTCTGACGCCCCGCCGGTGACCATCGTGGTCGACTCGAGGGAGCAGGAACCACTCGGATTCAATCCCCAGTTGGTGACGTCCGTTCGCCGGGCCTTGCCGGCTGGGGACTACTCCGTGGCCGGTTTGGAAGATACGGTCGCAGTGGAGCGCAAGACCCTCGATGACTTCGTCGGAACCGTCATCCGGGCGCGGGGACGTTTCTACCGGGAACTCCGCCGCCTCAGCAGCTACACTCGCGCGTGTGTCGTCGTTGAGGCTAATCTGGCGGATGTGATGGCGGGCCGCTATCGCGGTGACGCGCATCCCCACTCGGTCCTCGGCAGTGCGCTGGCGATCACAGTCGACTTCGGTATCCCCGTCTTCTTCTGCTCCAACCGGCAAATTGCCTGCCGGTTTGTAGAGGGCTACCTGTTGCGCGCCGCAGAGAGGAGGACGCATTGGCAAAGCCCGGCCTAAATCGGGAATCAACCGTATGCGGTGTCGTCCAAGCGGTTTTTCACGCGGCCGCCAATTTCTCCGCTGGGCGGCTCCGGACTGACGACGGCGAGTCCGTCCGCTTTGCTGGGAAGGTGTTTGTTCGGGAGAACGACCCCGTGTCGCTCCGCGGCCGATGGGAAAATCACCCCAAGTACGGCCGGCAGTTCTCGGTTGACTGGCTCGACGCCCAGGTGGAACTCGATCCCGCCGGCCTGGCCAACTACCTGGCGAACCACCCGGACATCACTGGGATCGGCCCAGCAAAGGCCAAACTTATCGCGGATGCCTTCGGGCAGAAGTTCGATGCGGTAATCCGCCATAACCCGGAGGACGTGGCCCGCGTTGCCAAAGTCCCTATGGAGGCGATTCGGAACCTCCAGAGGATTTGGATTGCGGCCAGCGAGGTGAACGCCGCCATGACCTACCTGGCCTCGTATGGGCTGACTCACTTCCAGGTCACCACACTGGTGGACAAGTTCGGGAATCACGTCGTGCCCATGCTGCAGGAGGATCCCTACATTCTCATCGGCGAGGTGCCCGGGTTCGGATTCAAGCGAGTGGATAAGATCGCCCGACGCCTGGGCACACCAAAGGAACTCCCGTCACGGCTGCAGGCGGGGATTCGATACACCGTGCAGTCCGCCCTGGACGACGGGGACTGCTGGGTTGAGTATGAGGACCTGCTCGACAGGGCCAACGCACTGGTGGTGCTGGACAACCTTGACAGCCGTGAACTCATCGAACGCCAACTCGAACATTTGATCGGCGCGCACCACCTGGTTTGTTGCCCGTACGAGCGCCTGGTGGTGGCGGACCCCGCGATTCACGAAATGGAGGAGTTTCTCGCCGGAGTATTCCGGCGTGCCAATCAGCGGAATCCGCACTGGGAACATGCCCCTTCGCGAGTGTTCTTTGAACCGCTGAACGAGGACCAGCGTAGCGCTGTTCACAGTGCCTTCGAGTTCTCTATTTCGCTCATGACCGGCGGCGCTGGTAGCGGCAAGACCTTCACAGTCAAATCGCTGATCCGCGCATGCGAGGATCTGCACCTGAGCTACGAACTCGCGGCGCCCACCGGCAAGGCGGCGAAGCGCCTCGAGCAATCGGTGAAGCGGCCGGCACAGACGGTCCACCGGCTACTCGGATTCAACGGCCACACTTTCGCGAAGGGACCTAACGACAAGATCGAAGCCGATTTCTTGGTGGTGGACGAAGTGTCGATGGTTGACGTCCCGCTGATGTACCGGCTGTTTCAGGCGATCGACCTGGAGCGCACGGCCGTCCTTTTGGTCGGCGACCACAACCAATTGCCGCCGGTGGGGCCCGGCAACGTCCTTCGCGATCTCGTGCAGTCCCAGGCGATCCCGACCACCGTCCTGACCAAGATCATTCGCCAGGCCGGTGTTTTGAAAGAGAACTCTACGGCGATTCTCGGTGGCGAGGTCCGGCCAACCTGCGACGAAAAGGTTGCTGGCTATCGCCCGTGGTATGTCGTGGACAATTTTACCGACCGTGAGCATGTCCGGTTCTTCCTGGAGAAGTTGTTCAGCGAAGTGCTCGCCGAGCGCCTGGGCTTTGATCTGCTCCTGGATGTGCAGGTGTTGACGCCCGTCCACAAAGGGCCTCTGGGCACCGTCGAGCTGAACATCATCCTTCAGCGGCTCATCCAGAAAAAGCTCTTCGGCGTGGATGTGCCTGATGTGGAGCCTGGCCGACGGGCTGAGTTCCTGCCCGGCGACAAGGTCATCCAGACCAAGAACGACTACGAACTCGGGGTGATGAATGGCGCCTTGGGGTACGTGATCGAAAACCATCCGAAGCAGGGGCTCTCCGTTGATTTCGAAGGGATGATCGTCGAGATTCCAAAGGACAGCGCCAAAGAGTACAACCTGCAACTCGCCTACGCGACGTCGATCCACAAGATGCAGGGCTCGGAGTTCCCCTGCGCCGTTGTGATTACCCACAAATCGCACTCCTTCATGCATCACCGGAACTTGCTTTACACGGCGGTGACGCGGGCACAGAAATCGGTCATCATGCTCGGCGACCACTGGGGCATTGAGAACTGCGCGAAAAAGCAGCAGGTCGACAAACGCAACACCTTCCTGTCATTTCTGCTGCATGACGCGCGGAGCCTGGAATGAAGGCCCCGGATTTCAATTCATCCGAGGTCGCAAGCTACTACAAAACGCGGTTTCCAGACTTGCAGCAGACTGGCCCGGAGTGGCGTGGTCCGTGCCCTGTTCATCAAGGCGACGACCCCAACTTCGCAGTGAACCCGAAGAACGGGCTGGCGTATTGTCACTCGCAGTGCGGCCGCGGGTGGAACATCCTGCAATTGGAGCAGGAGTTGTCCGGGCGGCCGTGGAAAGAATGCCGCCAGGAGGTGAACTCCATCGTGGGGCGGCCGATCCGGGGGCCATCCAAGCTGAAAGAGGTCGCCACGTATGACTACACCGATGCGAATGGCGAGTTTCTGTTCCAGGTCGTCCGGTACGAGCCGAAGACATTTCGCCAGCGGCGGCGCGTCGTCAAAATGGATGGAACCAGCGCCGGGATCTCTTGGGAGTACAACATCAAGGGAATCAGCCGGGTGCTGTATAGGCTTCCCCAGGTGGCCGCCGCCGACCAGGTGTTGATCGTCGAGGGCGAGAAGGATGTCGAGAGCCTGGAGCACCTCGGTTTCGTCGCGACTTGCAATCCAGGCGGCGCCTGCAACCACGCGGGCAAGTGGCTGAAGAATTACACCGAGAGCCTGGAGGGGAAGCGGGTGGTCATTCTCCCCGACAATGACCCGCCCGGGCAGAAGCACGCCGAAATCGTTGTCCAGGCGATTCGCCACCGCGTCAAGGAACTGCGAATTGTCAAAATCCCCGTCGGCAAGGATGCGTCGGATTGGATTGCTGGTGGTGGCACGCGCGAGACTATCGACCAGGTCATTGCCCAGGCTTCAGTCATCGCCGGCCAGGATGTCTCCAACGATGGCAGCACGCCCAACCCGCCGCCAGGATCGAGCCAGACCTCGGCGGCGTCGATTCTCCCTCAGATTCAAGTCAACGATCGCCCGTTTCGAGCAATTTGTCAGGACTCCTTCGACGCGCTGAGTTCATCCAACACCCCGCCCCAGATCTTCGTCCGGGCCTGTCGTATCGCGTGCATTGAAGCCACGGAACAGGGCCGTCCCTTCATCGCCGACTTTGATGAGAGCAAGCTCCGCCACTACCTGGCCCAGGCCGCCGACTTCTATGAGCTGTCCGCGCGCGGCATTCGGAAGGAGGTCCCTCCTCCGGTGGACGTGGCCAGGGACATCCAGGCGCGCAACCCCGCCAGTTGGGGCTTCCCGGTGCTCGAGGCAGTTGTTGAAGCACCGACGTTGCGGCCGGACGGCACGGTACTCGCGCAGCCTGGGTATGACGCCGCCAGCCGCCTGTATCTCGTGCCTTCCCCGGGCTTGGAGGACATCGAAATCCCCGGGCAGCCAGGCAGCGACCACCTCGAGGGTGCCCTCGAAGTTATCCGGGATGCGATCGGCGATTTCCCATTCGTCGATCAGTCGAGCTACGCCAACGCCGTGGGCGCGATTATGACGTCGGTCTGCCGCCATATCATCAGCGGTCCGGTGCCCCTGGCGCTCTTTGATGCAACCACTCAGGGGACGGGCAAAACGCTGCTCGCCGAAGTGATCGCCATCATTCTCACCGGGCGCGCCGCGGAATTGATGTCGGCACCCGCGGAATCCGAAGAGTGGCGCAAGCAGTTGACGAGCATTCTGATCGAGGCGCCGCCGCTGGTGGTCATCGACAACGTCACCACGACGTTGGACTCGGGCGACCTTTCCAAGGTCATCACCGGGGAAATGCACCGGGATCGGCTGCTCGGCAAATCCCAGACCGTGTCGGTTCCAGTTCGTTGTTCGTGGATCGCCACAGGCAACAACCTGCAGCTCGGTGGGGATATGGCCCGACGATGCTACTGGATTCGCATGGATGCCGGCTGCTCCGATCCTTTCCGGCGCACTGGATTCAAGCATGAGCGGCTGAAGGAATACCTCCTCGAACATCGCAGGGATCTGCTCATCGCCATGTTGACGCTGGCACGGGCATGGTTTGCGGGGGGCCAGCCGAAACCCTCCGTTTCGCCCGTGGGCAGTTTCGAACGGTGGACCGAGGTCGTTGCCGGAATCCTGGAATACGCCCATGTCGAAGGGTTTCTGGCCAACAGCGAAAGGTTGTTCGAGCAGTCCGATATTGAACGCACCGACTGGGAGACCTTCCTGGAGGTGATCGAGGACGCGTTTCAAGGTGCGGCCTTTACCATCGCCGAGTTTTGGGAGCGGCTCAATGAAAAGACCTACGAGGATCTGGTCCGCCAGTCCGTCCTCACCGATCGCGCCGAGGAGCTGCGGAACGCCCTGCCCATCGACCTGACGCGCTGGATGGACCGTGAGGGGCAGTTCAAGCAGCGGATCGGGATTGCGTTCAATTCGCGCCGCGGGCGGCGATTTGGAAAACGCCAGATGCGCGTCGAACGCGCCATCGGAGACGCCCACGGAAAGGTCGCGCGATGGAAGGTGGTGGCCGATGCGTAGTACTGGTCCCCGCAGGTCCCCGCGTTTTGCGGGGACCCAAAAGTACTGGTCCCCGCAGGTTAAGTGTCAGTTCATCAGTTGCTTACGGAGATTTGCGGGGACTAGCGGGGACCTTCGGGGAGTTGCGCCCCATACGCGTGCGCGCGTAACGCGTGATGTGCGTGATGTGCGTGATGGTGAATATCTCATACACGCGGGAGGAGAAGAAAGTCCCCGCAGGTCCCCGCAAGAGCCGCTATGCCTATGACGAATAATAAGTTAATGTGCGGGGACCAGTACTTTCGGGTCCCCGCAAGGTCCCCGCAGGTCCCCGCAGATTGTAACGTGATTGTAACCATCTGGGTGTCCACGGACCTAAAATCGTGGTGCCCAAGCGATCCGCACATGATTGCTCGGGACTGCCAGATCGATGATCGGTGCTATCGGAGGCTCGATCCCGAATATTTCGCCTGGCTCAAGGTCCGCATGCATGCGGTAAAGGCCGCTGCGGAGGCCGGGCGCGTGCCGACTGAGGCCTTCAACGAATTGCGCCAGCGATTCAACGAGATCCAGGATCGCGCGATTGAAGCCTTCGGCGAGCAGAGTCTAATCCAGGCGGTCCGCACGCTCGACCCGGAGAAGTATCGGCCGCCACTGCCCGAGGAATTTGAGAACATAAAGCCGGTTGAGCCGGTTCCGGCGAGAATAAACCCAGAGTCCGAACGACTCGCCAGGGCGCGAGGCCTCGTCGATGGAATCCGGGACCAGGCACTGGCGCTGGGCTGGACCATGGAAAGCCTGTACTTCTGCGAGGGGTATGAGCGAAGGCCATTCGCTGCACGGTATGGGCTGGTCTGCTATGTTGGCGTCCAGGACCGAATCGGCGAGGTTACCAGGCAGTCAATCGAGTTGACCAGGCCGGAGCCGAGGGAGACGCGCACGCGGTTCTATAACCCGGATGTGGACCAGCCGTGGATTATCCGAAAAATCTCGTGCTGAAGTAATCAGGGAGTCACCACCGGCGCGCCACTCTCGAATCTCCGAATCACGGCCCGGATCTTGCCGGCCCATTTGAAACCAACGTAGTGCATGTTCATGAGTTCGCGGCTCGGCACCCAACGCAGTTCGCCAAGGCGTCGGTAGCCGGCACCGAGCAGGGATCTCATCACAACAGGCTGGAACCGGATGTTGTTCCTCGCCAGGCCCTCGGGATCATCGAGTCGGATATCCATCCAGGCGGGCCGATCCGGGCTGCCGGGAGGGGTGAGTCCGCCGTACTGTTCTTTTTGGCCGGCGAGAAACCCGATCTCGTGCGCCTCATCCACAGCCGCCAGGATCGCCTGTTTCAGCGCAATTTTCGTGCAGAGGATCTTGTTGCCGGGAGTCGGATTGAGCCGACACATGGTGGAACCCACAATCCTCTCTGCGAGCCTGGAATCAAGTTCAATTGGCATACCCATCATCGCCGCCCCTGTGTGCCAGGGTACACCCAGCGCTTAGCGGGGCAGAAGCCAATCTGACACGTTCACGTTGATTTTCACCCGCAACATGACGATTGACGTTTACACTTTTCCCGCGCCTTGCGTATATTTACAGTGAAGGCGCTGTTCGATAGGCAAGCGCAAAGCGCACCCTCCGAAAGACTCCTCCACAAGCCAATACCGAGAGACGGGACTCTCGCAAAACTCCTTCCCTCCCCTGTTCCTCAGGGGAGGTGTATCCGCAATCAGCCATGGACACGCCGAAAACCACTACCCATGACCTCGCCATTAGCGAGGTCGCCTGCGACTCCGTCCGTGTTGTCGGCCGCCATCGGAAGGACATGGGCGATCTTGACGCCCTGGCCGTGAGCATCGCAACGGCGGGGCTCCTCCAGCCCATCGGAATCACCGAGGACAACGTGCTGGTGTTCGGCGAACGGCGCCTCCTGGCAGTTCGCGACATCCTCGAACGCGCCACGATTACAGCGCGCGTTGTGCGCGTGTCGAGTATCGTCGCTGGCGAGTACGCCGAGAACGAAATCCGCAAGGACTTCACGCCGTCCGAGCGGGTGGCGATTGGGAAGACTTTGGAGGGGGAGATCGGTGACCGGCAAGGCCGCCGCACGGACAGAGAACTTCCGCAAAATTTTGCGGGAGTCGAGCCCGGCGTCGAGACCCGTGAACTGGCGGCGAAGAAGGCCGGCTTCGGGAACCGGACCACTTACGAGCAGGCCAAGAAGGTAGTCGAGAAGGCCGTCGATGAGGTCATCGCACAGATGGACTCTGAGCAGATCGCCGTCAGCGCGGCTGCGCTCATCGCCGATGAAGCACCGGAGCGCCAGCGCGAAATCGCCGCCATGCCCGAATGCCAGCAGAAGGAGGTTGTCCGCAAACTCCGGCAAATGGATCTGCCTACGCCAGGCGAAGCCCACGAGCGCGCCAAAGAGACTGGCAAGGCCATCTTGGACCGCAATCTTCAATGGCAAACCCCGATGCCAATGGAACAGCGCCGCCCCTTGATCGAGCGCAACCACGCCGTGATGGCCGTGGTCGAAGCCGCCCGTGCCATGGCCATGTGTCCGCTGACGGCCGCCGAAGTGGCCGCTGGTATCCACGAATTCGATACGCCCGACGTGGACTTCGCCGGCCAGTGCCGCAAGGCCGCGGTGTTCCTTCAGCAAATCAATCAGGAACTGGAGCGGCCATGCAAGCCACCAAACGCTCGGAATTGACTGAGGCCATTCGGCGCGCCGTGGCGCACCTTCGCGAAGGAGGCCGGTTCTTGAACAAAGACGTGGTCGACGCCGTGATCGAGACCAATGGCTCGCTCTTCGACGAACTGGGCAGCCAGTTGGCGCGGGAGAAGCTGTTTGATTTGACTCGGCGCGTCATGAAGTCAGCCGCCGAGGTGACGGAAGCGGATGCGCAATTGGAGTTGGGCTTGGATATCGCCGGCTTCGAGATGCCGGGCATGATCGCCGTGCCGATCGACTTGGACCATCCCCTCAATGGCGACTGCGAGTGGGTGCCCACCACGGAGGCCACAGTCGCCGATCTCGATGCGAATCTGCGGATGCTCGATCTTCAGATCACCGCAGACCAGCACAAACGGCGAAACATCGCCCTGCTGCGCCAACGCGTGGTGTCCATCATCGGAGACAATTCCAGCCTCACCGTCGCGCAAGCAGCGGCCACGGCTCGGGAGGTACAAAACGTATGAAGCCGCAATCCATTCCACTCTACGCAGCCGACGGAACATCGTTTGGGTTTCGCAGCATCGAAGCAGCTCGGCGGCTTATTGCCAACGAAGTGGTAAACCCGGTCTACGGGCGCAAGGGCCACCTGAAGGCGATTTTCTTCATGAAGCCTGATGGATCGTCGGCGGTTGAGAGTAAGGTCCCCACTGGCACGTGCTACAGCTTCCGGGAGCGACTGGAAAGCGGACCTCTCGTGTGGAAACTCAGCAAGCTCGGCAAGGGCGAGGAGCTTCGGCCGCTGTTTCAACAGGTCGTGGCGGACTGCGTGGTGAACTCATGACCCGAAAGGCGCCCAGCGGCGGCAGACACATTGCAAAGGAGCGCGGGCTGTTCCCGGCGTGGTCTGGCTGGCCGTTCCGGCGTACCTTGCGGAATGCGACTGCCACCCTCCCCAACCCGATGGCGCGACGTGCCCAGCCAGGCGCGGAGCCGACGAAAGGACCAAAGCCATGCCAGGCGTAATCACTCCGGAAAGACTCGCTGTGCGCGTTTGCCACGCGCTCGGAGTTCCACCCCGGAACGACACCGAAAACCTCACAGAGATGCTGCGCACGGCTCTGGTTGAAGCCCGGTCCGTAGCGATCACGGCCACGAAGGCCGTCTGCCTGGAGATCGCCGAGGACGAAGCGGAGCGCTGCCGTGGCGTGGGTGCAACCGCCGCGCAACAGACGGCGCTGACAATCGCGGCGCGCATCCGGAAGCGGCACGTCGCCTGATTTTCGGTTTTTCTGAACTCTAACGAACTCAACCCGCGGCCTGACGATTCAGGCTGCACGACCACAACCTCATAACTTCCAACCGAAAGGAAATTCCCGTATGGCAGAAACGAATCCCAATCTCTCTCCCTGCGTCACGCATCAGCCCTCGCTTTTGGGCGGCGCAGAAAACATCAAGCTGCTCTTCGACGAAGAGCTCGACAACCGGCGCGAAAGCCTGGCGCGGCAGCGCGCCTGGGAAGCGGTATCGCTGGACCTGGCGCAGACCGCCAGTCGGCGCGCGCAGAACGCCGCCACGATCGATCACGCCATCAACGCCGGCATCGTGTTGTCCGGCCAGGTGGGCACGACAGAGGGCCAGCAGACCGTATCGCCCGCCGGCACGGCGGCCAGCGAGACGACCAAGGGCGCCGTTGCCGCAGCCGGAGCCGGCGAAGCGGTGAGCGCCGAAGCAGTCACCGCCAACGTCGCGAACCTCTTCACGTCGCTGACGCCGGTGATCGCGAGCGCCCTGGCCGCCGCCATCTCGCAGACCATCGCGGCGCTTGTGCCGGTGGTCGTGACCGCTTCCGGAGGGGCGTCGACCCCTTCCCAGACGCAGGCCAAGACCGCGTAGATCTTCCCATACGGGAAGGCCCTGCCGGGAGCGGCGCCGGAGCTTCCATCTCCCAAACCGCTTCCACGGGGCTCTCTCCGTTGGGCCAAGAAACTCCCTCCGAACCGGGGCGGCTCGCAACGCATTCCTGTGCCGCCCCGAACTTCTTCAGCTCAGAAAGGAACCAAACGATGAACTTTTTGCAAATCCTCCAATCGATTCTCTCGATCGCGCCTTCGGGCATCACGTTGACACAAGAAGTGGTGGCGCTGGTCCAGGCCATCGAGTCCGCCTTCAGCGGGGGCCAAACGCCTCCCGCTCACCAGCAGGCCGTTGTTTCGGCGCTGGGCGCTCACCTCGCCAAGCAGTAGACCCCTCATGATCGCGCAGGACGCCGTCCCGTGCCGAGGTTTTCGGCCAGCGAGTCCTGCGCGATCCGCCATCCGCTCCGACGTCGCGCGTCGGTGGCGGTGGGGCGCGCCGAGGCCGCCAGCCGGCCAACCAGCCAACCGCGAGCCAGACGGCGTAACACGCCGCGCGAGGGCGCGAACGGGCGGCATTCCTGTGGCCTGGTGCCGCCGCCGATGGCAATTTGCGGGACCTGACTTCGGGCCGCGGCCGCGAGGTGGAATGGTGCGGCATTCACGCACTGCCAGGCCCGAAAAACTGGTTGACAGTTGGTTGACACTGGTTGACAGAAGTTCCGGAAGACCCGCTCACCCGATAGATTCCAAACGACATAACCCGGCTCACGTGCCGGACACGATTTCGTAGCGTGGCGACCGATGGGCAACGCTCCCAAACCGCAGTTGATGACGCAGTCCGAGTACGCGCGCCATCGTGGAAAGTCCCGCCAATACATCTCCCGGCTGGCCCAGGCGGGCGTGCTGGTGATGCGTGGCGGCAAGATTGACGTGGCGGCCACGGACACGGTCCTGGACGACAAGCCGGTCGAGGATATCGATGCGCCACCCGCCCCGCAGCAATCCGCAGGCTTTGCGCCGCCATTGCGGCCGGTCGAGGGGCAGGGCCAGGGCGGTGCCAGTTTTGGCCAGGCGCGAACCATCGAGATGGTATTCCGTGCAAAGCTGCGTCGGCTGGAGTACGAGACCAAGCAGGGAAAACTGATCGAGGCCGAGGTTTACCGCAAGGCCGCCGCCGACGCGTTCCGCACCTTCCGCGATGGCCTGCTCGGCCT